CCACTTATTAAAACTTCTTTCTCCTTATCTATATCTTTAAATATTATAATGTACCAAAATATAAATGTGCTACCTAATATCAGCATGGCTAATATCGGAGTTATTATCTTATTAAGTAATGGTGCTTTGTCGCTTGTTGCAATGTCTATTTCACGTTTACGAGCCGAATCCATCTCTTTCATTTGGATTTCAAACTGCTTCGTAAATTCCTGCTCCATTACTTCAATATGCTTATTAGTAGCTTCTAATATTGATTGTTCAGCCTTTAATTTATCAGCAGGAGACAAATGAAATTCACTTATCACTCCTTTAACGCTATCAACTATCTTAGAAGCACCTCCTGAGAATAGTCCTGTTAATACTTGTGGTAATGGCATTTATGTTATTATTAGTGTTTGGTTTCTGTTATTGTATTTATTGTAGCTAATATGTACCCAAGCATAATCATATTCATTTATTAGTTGGTCAAAGATAAGATTTTCTTTGGCCCATTCATAAATCAATTTATTACCTGTTTTAGTTCCTGTGCTTATATCAATGGCTTTGCCCTCTACATGCTGAGATGTCAAACTACCTTTGACTGCCTTATTAAGAGCCTCACACCTATAAAATGAATTAACTTTAATAGGCTTATTATACCAATTCCTAATAGGTTCAAAACATCTTTCAGCAACTAACTTCATATTAACTAATACATCTTCATTAGGTGTATTATCAATTCCTAATCTTAAAGCAGTTGGACTTAATGTCGCTTCCTCTATTGATATATGTTTACTTATCTTCATCTTTTAATTCAGGTTTCTCAGGAATTATAGCTAATGATTTTAAACCAAGTTTATATTCAATTTCATTAATACGGTATTCGATTAATTCATGTGATTTGATGTGTACTTCAAAATCTGTTTTTAAATCATACCACATAGATGCTAAAAATAAAGCACCTATTAATATTTTATAGACTTCCGGTATATTAAATTTAGTCTGGTTAGCCATCGATTAAAGCGCAAAGAACTTCTATTTTAAAATCTTGTTTTGATAATGGTGTATATGTTTCAGAAGCTAAAGTCAAATAACAATAAATATTATTTACTTCTGTTTTAATAGGTATATTAATGCTATCTATAAAACCAAAGGCTATTGTACTTGAAGGTCTTAATGTAACACCACCTACATATATTAAATTACCTATTTTTTCAAAAGTTTGATATTGAGCAACATTGTCAAATTCTAAGGACTGAGTATTATCTAATAAATTAAAATTAACATCAAACAAACTTGCTCCATTATCAGTTGCTACTTTAACTTGTTTCAACTCTAAAGATTGACCTGTAGTAATTGTTAATCCATTCTCAGGTATTAATTGAATAGGTAATTTTGTATCATTACTAATTAAGTCATTAGTTGCGTATTCTGTAGTATTATCAGGTCTTTCAAAAGTACCTATTAATTTAATAAATTTAGTTGTTTGTCCCATTGTTTAATTCTTTTAAAATAATGTTTAAAGATTCCTCTAATATTATATGTTGTTGCTTAGTGCCTACAAAATTATCTAATGCGGCTTTAATGTTATTTATTGCTTGTTCTAACTCCATTAGTTTTCAAAATTATCAGGTGTATCATTTAACATTGCAAAACCAGTATCAACTGAATTATCATATTTTAATAAAGGTGTTATAACTCCATCAACTATTATTGTTTTATCAAAAGTAAGTATATTACCATTGATTACAGGATTAACAATTATATCACTTCTATCTAATAAGAATTGTTGTAAGTTATCAGTTAGTTGACTAATACCCATGTTTTCAGGGCAGTCAGGTCGGTTAAAATAAATTAAAGTTTTCATATTACAAATATATTAAAATAAATCATTCCAAATAGTACCATTATAACAACATGCTTTATTAGTTGTAGTATCATATACAATTAATCCTGCAGTTGGTGTTGCTATTGCATTCTTTTGTGTTGTAGTCATTCGTGGAGGTAAAAAACCTTTTGTTGTACTATCTACATTCATTACTGCTGAAGCTACAGAAGTAGTTGAGCCTATTGATACAATCCCATCAATATAATTAGTTCCACCACTTTGACCTGTTAATTGAACTCCTAAAGTATTTGCTGAACTTCTTAAATACATTAAAGCATTATTAGAAGATTGCCTAAATTCAAATATGTTTACAGAATTTGCACTATATATTCTTACAATATCAGATGTCTGTCCTTGATTACCATACACATGAAATGTACCACTACCTAACCCATTACCTACTTGAACATCACCTACAAAAGTTAATCCATCACCTCTTACATATAGAAAATCAGCAGATTGAGCAGTATTACGAATCTGTAATGCTTTATTACTTGTTGAAGTTGAACGAGATTTTATATATAAATTAGTACAACCAATACCAAAATTATTAGTAATTGTTGCATTAGTTCCGGCAGTAACTTCATTAACATATAAATTAAAACTATTAGTAATAGTTGAAGCACCTACAAAAGCTACTGTATTAGAAAATAATTCGCTAAAATTTTGACTTGTTAAATTACCTGTTGAATAGGTTTTAGTTGCAGCATTTAATTTTAAAGAACAATTAAGATAATTTTCAGTTACAGATGTATCACCTATTGTAACTGTATTACTACCATTACCTGTAGCATTGTTACCGATAACTGTTTGGTTAGTATTACCTGCACTTAATGCTTTAGTGTTTGCTCCTATAAATACAGAAGTATTTGCAGTTTGATTTGCAGTTGAACCATTTGCTAATGTACCACCTGAATTATATCCAACAAATACGTTATTATAACCTGTAGTATTATTACCACCACCATGAATAGCAGCATTTTGAAAACCAGTAGTATTAGATTGACCTGCTGAATGTCCTATAAATACATTTGTAAAACCTGTTGTATTAGATGACAATGATAATGTTCCAATTCCTATATTTTGATAGCCTGATGCTGAAACACCACTTTGACCTGCTCTATCACCTAAATAAACATTGAAGTAACCTGTTGTATTATTAGTTCCTGCAGATACACCACAAAATACATTACTATATCCTGTTGTATTACTTAATCCTGCACTTGCGCCATTGAAAACATTATTGTAACCTAATGTATTATTTAAGCCACTTCTATAACCAATTAAAACATTATTACTTGAATGGAATGTTGATGTAGCAGTAGAACCCATCGTAAAGTTCCCTGCTTCCTCACCAATCATTGTATTTTTACCTGTTGGAATTGCACCACCACCTGTAGGGTGTTGAAAGTTATGTAAAAAACTTAAAGAATTTTTATTAACTATTCCTGTGCTTGATGTAGTTGTATTTGGTAAATTTATATTAGTTGCTGAAATTTTATAAGCACCTAAATCAACATCACCAGTTGCACCTGTATAAGGTACTCCTGATGTAGTTACAAATCCACTTGGATTAGTTGAGTTGTATGGTGTAAAACCTAATGCAGTTGTAACTGTTTTATTTTTCCATAACGAAGTAGAATTCTCATAAGTAAGTATCTCATTATTCGCAGGAGTTGTTATACTAACATTATGTAACTCATCCAACTCCCAACCATTCATTACCTTAACATATATCTTACCATTATTCGCATGAGCGTATTCGACATAACCAAGCACTACTATATGACCTGTTGCTCCTGTTGGTTTTACTTTAGTTACTGCACCAGGAGTTGTAGGACTTAAATATAATACATCCCCATCGGCCCATGATTCGCCTTGCAAAGAGCCTGTAGTATTTATATTTTCAATCTGACCAACACAAATAATAAAACCCTCTTGGTTAGTTGGTATTGTTTCAATTACTATTCCTAATGTATCGGCTGAGTTATTATCGTTATTAGCTTGAGCTAAATTAACTGCTAATCTTTGACCTTGCGCTCCTGTAACCTTAACAACTTGGTATGCTGCTTTAGTTAGTGTTGTGTTTGGATTAACTTTATTAACTACCCTTGCAACTAAATCAACTCCATTCTTAAGCACAACACTACCACCCTTTAAAGTAGTTTCTGTTGAGCCTAATGTATTATTCCATCGTGTTATAGTTACACCTGCAGTTCCTGTTGGACTTTGGTCTAATTCTAATTGACCTACTCTTATTTGATATTCTCCTAAATCTACATTACCAGTTGCACCTGTATAAGGCACTCCACTACCTCCACCACTTGCAGTAGGTAAAAATGGCAAAGCACTTAATTGAGTTGTACCATCTCCTAACTTGAATTGTCCTGTTGTAGAATGGTATGCAGGTTCTCCTGCTTTTAATACTAATGTTGCGTTGGCAGTAAACCAAGCACTATTTTGAGGTGAATATCTTAATTCTACTGTAGCCATTATGTTAATGTTTGTATTATAGTTGCCGGAGGCGGGTCAATTAATGTTTGTATAATCTCTTGTAAAACCTCAACTGTATAAGTTGAGTTAGGGTTCAATGTCGCAATTACATTTCCGAATTGGTCTAATATCTGAACAACTCCTGCATTCAATCCACTATTCGGAGTTTCGCATGTACTCATGTCATAAAACTGCTCAACTGAAACAGTCATTTGCCACCCTGTAACATCGTCATCATAAACACCGATACCATGCTGAAATGAACTTGTTATATTTACTGTTGCATCGTAATAATCTTCTAAATCAGATTTTATTTGTGCGAATATATCTAAAGCTATAGACATCATGTCGCTTAATACTTCGGTTTGATTTAATTTGTCTTGATGAACATGGTCCACAAACTCAAACATAAAACTAAATGTATGTATGTTACCATTTAGAGTTGATGGTTGTAATCTAACACCGAATAACGGATAAGTTATCTCAAAGTCAGCACCCCATTCAGCACTCTCATCAAAGATGAATGTACCTTTACTTAGTTGAGCGTGATTTGTTTTTTTGTCCTCGAATAGCTTTACTATCTGGTTTAGTGTTAGCATTTAGTTTTTCGTATTGTTGTAATAGTTTAATATTCTTTTTATGTACACCCATAATTAATAATTACCTATAATTATATTGCAGTCATCTTCATCACTTCTCAAATCACCTACAAATATACCACCTGTATAATTGTTTCTGTTTGGTCGTATTTCATCGTATTGAGCGTTGGCAGTATATAACGGATAAGTGCTTGAGTTATGTCTTAAGAATCGTGTTGTCCTTTCGGCTAACTCTTCGGCTTTATTCTTTGCCCTATCCATTAAGAATTGTATCTCAGTCAAGTCAGCAGGTTGTGAATTTTCACTATTCTTAATCATAACTCCCTTATTCATCATTCTGTATTTCATTTCAGGGATTAACTCACATTTAACGTAGTACATTAAACAAGGTACTACATAATTATCTAATAGAGTTATATTCGCTGCTGAAACAGTATTACTACCCACCTGAGATATAATTTGATTGTATAATTGAGTGCCTAATATAGGCAGTATATAGAACACCTGAGCCTCTTGAATTACAGGAGTTACTATCTTAACATCAACATTATTATTGATGGTTGTATACTCCTTTAAATAGTTTTCTGATATAATTAAATTACTCATTATTTCTTTCTTGCTTTAATTACTGATTTCCAAATGTGCCTACAATACGGAGTTGTTTCACCATCAATAGGATTAGTGTAAAATCCACCTCTATAACTCCAAGCATCTGTATTATCTTCCATGTCATTAGATAATTTATCTATTGCTTCTCTTGTCCATCTTTTGCCATTGTTTGAGGCTCTTAATAGTTTCTCGCAAAATGGTCTACTTCCTGTTATTGCTCTTGGCACATCTTCACGAGTTATATACTTATAAACGGTGTATATTTCAGTTTTAACAGGCTTTATTGTTCTTTCGATAGCTTTAGTAGTTGGCATTATTGTACCCTCTAAAGTGTTTAATAAACCTGCTAATCTCATTGTTTCAATCGTAGCATAAATAACCGCTACATCTAATGCTAATTGTTTAGCTATCTCTTCAGGAGTGATATAAGGATTTCCTGAAGTCATATCTATAATGGCATTCTCTAACTTTGCTTGGTCCTCATAAGGATTAGCAAATTTATGTTTAAAGAATTTATTTTCTTTCTCTAATGCTTCAAATCCATTCTTTACTTCAAACTCTGCCAATATTTCATCGTCCGGATTATCATCTATTGCGCATTCTAAAAATAATTCAATTATCTTATCTTCATTATGTTTAGCGAATGTACTTTCAGGACTTTTGAATAATAACTCAATATCTTCATCTTTCAATCCGTAGCTATTTTTAATTAACATCTTAGCAGCATCTTTAGATGTTTTGCCATTGCTAACCTCTCTAACTAACCTCTTAATATGAATCCATTGCTTTGCAGTTATATTCTTTAAATGCTCATTAACTCCTTCCATTTCAACATCACCCTTAGCAACCTCAATCTCTGAACTTTCAGCAATATCAATTCCTAACTGCTTCGCATAATGTTTCTTTAATGTTTCAGCATCAAATAATGTAGTCAATAAGTTAGTATCATAAGGTAAATCCAATGACGCAGGAGCCTTCTGTTTTACTTCTAACTTAGATAAATCAACTCCATTAACTTCGCCTATCATGTGAATTATCTCAAGATGTATCGCTTGTCTGTGTTCAATGTATGATTTCATCCATCTGTCATACTTTTGTAAGTAAACAGTATTATCTCCTACAATCATTGTGTCGCTGAATATACCAGCTAATGCAGGGTCTACTCTATGACCTGTTAATATATTTTGTTGTAATCGTTTAGAAAGTATCTCAAATTGTTTATCTAAATCACTTGCAGTTAATGAAGTTATTTTAGCTTCTTGGCCACCTTGATTAACAAAGTTAAATATTATCTTTCCGGCATTACTTGAGCCTGTAAATCTATTCTCAAATAATCTGCTATATTTCTTTTTTTCTGCTTCTGTAGGCTCACCATTAAACAATGATAGCATTGCCGAAGCACTAAAACCTTGCTTAGTATTAGAGTAATGAAAGTTTGTTATTTCAATATCAGTTTCAATATCTAAACAACATTGTAAATAATTAGGTGCAGGATAAATATCTCCGTATTCGTATGCAGTTAATGTCGGCATTTTGAAATACAATATTTGAGTACCTGTCCTTATTTGTGGGTTGAATATCGGATATTCTTTAAATGAATCATGTCTTTCAGGATTGATATTCTTTGTACCATCATCATTAATCCATTTATCACAATAGAATACTGTTTTACCATCAGGACTTAATCTCAACTTAGCAAACTCCATCGCATACACTTCGCATTTACCATTGAATGTATAAATCACTTGTAATGCAACCCCATCAAATAATTCAAATGGTGTAGTGTTTTTTCTGAAGATACTATTCCAATCTTCAAATCTATTTGCCTTAGCTAAGAAATTATTGTATTGTACTTGCTCCTCAACTGTTAATTCATCCTTATCGTAACACAAACCTTTGCCATAAATATGTTCTGCTTTAGATTTTACA